TAAGACTTGGTATCCATCAAAAAGACTTACGTATTCAAGCTTATTTGGTCGTGAGTATGTTCGTGATTTTTATCAACGAGCATGTGAAGGGCCGGTTAATGCATATTGGACGTTAAGTTTAAAAGATGAAGCTAAGTCGCCGGAAAAAGATGAACGATTGTTTATGATTGAGCCAATTGAATTGATGTTTTGTGATGCAAGTGTGTCTCAAGAGTTTAATCAAGCATGTCAAATGAGTAATTTCAATCGTATTGGGTTGTCATTGACTGCCGCAAGCTGGAATGATCATATCTTGCAATTGCCAGAAATGGTGTTGGAAGGTGATGCAACCCAGTTTGACAGCACAATTCATGAAAATTCATTGCGTTTTGATATGAATATTCGTAAGCGTGCAATTGATTTTGATAATTGGGAGCAGTTGTGTTTGTTCTATAATGTTTGTAGAAATGTGTTACATAAACATATAATTCATTCTAATGGTGACATTCTAGAACATGGGAATCCGTCTGGGCGTATTAATACGTCCACGACTAATTCAATCATCAATGAAAGAGGCTTAGCTTATGCATGGTATGATGTCATGCGATCAAATAGAGTTGAGTATTGGGAAAAGATGGTTGCAGCGATACTTGGCGATGATCAAAATGTTGGATTTAATGATCCTTCTTTGCTTAAGGCTTTTGATTGGCCTAAGCTGTTGCGTGAAAAACAATTGCACTTAGGTCATGATTTTACTTATACCGATTGGTTGAAAAGAGAAGACGCATATTTCTTGTCTCATCGTTCTGAACGTTGGATGGGTTTATGGTGTCCGTGTTTGAAAACCAAAAGGTATTTGGGCCATATGAAAATTGTGAAGAAAGGATCACGGGAACAGCAGTTTGAATCGTTGCTTGGTGTTTATAATGCAGGTATTTTTAATCCAATATCTTATCAAATATTTGATGTGTTGTCCAAATACGGTCAAGTACCAACTGTACGAGAACTACGTGCTAAACGTTTGTATTTGGAGGGCTTCGAGTAAGGTTACGTCCCAAAATATAGATATATTAGAAATAATAGAACAGCATGGTAAAAGTAAAGCAATTTGGTAAAAATCACGCTAAGAATGTGCGTCGTCGTGAACGTAAGCGTGAGCGAAGATTAGAGGGCGCCTTGAATATTGGTCATCCTATGATCAAATTTATGCCATCAGAACAACAAACTGGTACTTTAACCGGCAGTGGTGACTATACCTATGAGAAACCTGGACCTTTTGGGTCAGTTGGTCGTATCTTAGGGAAGACTTTAGGTCACCTAGTTGGTGGAAATACTGGTGGTGTTATTGGTGAGCATGTGGGAGGATTGGCTCATTATTTAGGGAAGATTTTTGGTAGTGGTGATTACGTTGTTGGTCCACAGCCGTTGGAAAATATTAGTAATACCATGGTAAACTACAATGATGACCCTGAGTTCTATAGAGGAGCTCGTGGTGGTGTTGTTGTGGCTGAACGTGAGTTTATTGGTAATATAACTTCCTCGGGTGCGGCCAACGCGTTCAAGATTGATCGATTTTCGTTGAATCCTGGACAACGTGATACATTTCCATGGTTGTCTGATGTTGCTGGATCATGGCAAAAGTATCGTTTGCTTGGTTGTGTTATTGAGTTTGTTGCGACAACAGGTATGGCG